CCCCCCGCCGGCGGAAAAAAAAACAGAGGGGGGGGGAAACCCCCGCCGAAAATTTAAAATAAGGAGACAACAACTATGCTTACTGCGTGTAATGCACCTTTTTATAGATTGACCGCCGGCGAGAAGGAGTACAAGCTCAAGCTCACGACGGCGACAAAAATCGAAGTGGAAGACCGTATAGGCTGCAGCCTGCTTGAAGCTCTTGACAAGCTGGCATACACCAAGGTCTTTGCAGTGACCCTCTGGGGCGCGCTGCAGAAATACCAGGCGAATATGACGCTCCCCAAGACATATGAGCTCATCGATGCGCTTGAAGCCGAGGGCTTTACCCTCGAGGACAGAGCGGACACATTCCTCGGCATTATGAAGGTGTCCGGTTTTTTTACACCGGAACAGATAGCGGACATGGAGCGGGAGGACGAGGAGCAGGAGATAGAGTAATCTTCTCCTCAGCGACCGAGTGGGTCGCGGATCTCAAACCTCGCGCTTTTGCGGTCGGGATAACCCCGGACGAATTCTGGAGCATGTCGGCCGGAGAGGTTGAGGACCTTATATCCACAAGGCAAAAGGCGGAAAATGAGCGGCGTAAATGGCAGTTACAGCTGATATGGCATCTCGGGCAGCTTAATTCTTTCGCGTTTAACGACCCGGAAAAATATCCTACGCTTGAAAAGGCGTTCCCGTCAGCTTTCGGCATGCAGCAAACCGGGTGGATGGTAATCAAAGCTCGGATGTCCGCTTATGCCAAATCAAAAAACGCCGCAAGGCACAGGGCAGGTGAGAAAAAATGACAGTTGAAGAACTGCAAGTGCTGATTACAGCAAACACCAAGGACTTTAACGCCAAGATTGATAAGGCGAACAAGAGGCTGGGGTCGCTCGAACAGCAGGCAACGCGCACGGGAGCGGGTGTCGGAAAGCTTTTTACAGGCATAAAAACTACCGCTGCCGTTGCGGCCATACAGAAAGTAGTAAGCGAGGTCAAGAAGTTGACGGACGCATATGCGGAAAACGAAGCCGCGCAGATGGGCTTGTCGAGCATATTGACCGCGCAGGGAAAAGACCTGAACGCCGCGAAAGCGTGGCTTAAATCGTATACCAAAGACGGTCTTATCCCGATGATGGACGCTTACACTGCGTATAAGAGCCTCGCGGCGGCAGGGTATTCCGACGAGCAGACACAGTCCATACTGACTAACCTGAAAGACTCGGCGGCGTTTAACCGTCAGGGCAGTATGACGATGGGCGAAGCTATCAAGAGCGCGGCCGAAGGTATCAAAAACGAAAACAGCATTCTTGTCGACAACGCCGGCGTTACAAAAAACCTGTCCGTTATATGGGATGAATATGCGGCATCGATAGGCAAGACTGCAGCAACGCTGACCGACGCAGAAAAGCGCATAGCCACGACACAGGGCATCATGCGGGAGACGGCATTCCAGACCGGAGATGCCGCGAAATATGCGAACACACTCGCAGGAGCGCAGGCCGCTTTGAAAGCTCAGACAAAAATGTTGTCGAGCGCGCTCGGGTCAATGTTTGCGCCGGCTTTGCAGCAGTGTATTCCGCAGGTCACGGCGTTGCTTGAAAGATTGACTGCCCTCGCCGAAAAAGCCGGGCAAGTTATGGCTATATTGTTCGGCACGTCGAGTGCAACGAGTCAGACATCATCAAACACATCTAAACTTGCCAACAGCACACAGCAAGTGTCCACAAACCTCGGCAGCGCGGCGAAAAAGGCAAAGGATTATAAAAACGCTTTGCTCGGCATCGATGAAATCAATCGTCTCGGAACGCCGGATACCGGATCTGATAGCGGCAGCGGCGGCGGAAGCAGCACAACGGTATCAAGCGGGGGAAACAATTTCAACAGCCCGCTGTCTAACGCCAACAGTGTTATTGACCCGAAGCTTGCAGAGCGCGCCGAAGAGCTGAAGCAGAAATTCAAGAAGGTCAGAGAAGAGCTTGAAAAATGGGAACCGGCGTTTATCGGAGCCGGTACTGCAATAGGTTCGTTCCTACTTATTTTTGAAGGTGCCAAGCTTTTCAAAAAGATAAAAGACCTCGGGGGAATTGTTTCCGCTTTTAAGTCTTTAAAGTTCGTGAGCAAGCTGTCTACAATAGGCGCGAGCATCAAAGGTGTTTTTACTGCATTAGGTACCGCGCTTGGCGCAAGTGCCGGAGCTGCGACTGCTGTAGGTGTTGCTGTGGTTGCCGCGGTAGCTGTGGCAATTGCGGCGGTGGTTTTGCTGATAGTCTATTGGGACGAAGTGAAAGCGGCTGCTAAAAAGGCGTATGACTGGATAAAAGAAAAATGGGCGTCTTTGGGCGAATGGTTCAAGAGTAATGTCTCCGAACCGATAAAAGAAACGTTTTCAAAAACATGGGATAAAATCAAAGATGTCTTTTCTCCCGCTACTGAATGGTTTGGAACTTTGTTCGGTAGCGTAAAACAGACGTTCGACGATGTTTTCTACGATATCAGCGTTATAGCAAAGGGTTGTTGGGAAATTGTAAAAGCTGCTTGGGACATAGCGGGATCATGGTTTAAGGAAACCGTAATTGACCCGGTTTCCAACTTCTTCGGCGGAATGTGGGAAAGCTTGAAATCAAAGGCAAAGGACGCCTGGGAGGGTGTTAAAACGGCTTTTTCACCTGTTGTAACTTGGTTTAAGGATAAGTTTACACAAGCGTGGACAGCAGTCAAAAATGTTTTAAGTGTAGGCGGAAAAATTTTTGACGGCATTAAAGAGGGCATAACTGCAGCATTTAAAGCTGTTGTTAATGCAATAATCGGAGGTATAAACAAAGTTGTTGCAATACCGTTTAATGCCATAAACAAATCAATCGATAAGCTGAGAAATGCAAATATACTCGGCTTGTCGCCATTTGCTGATCTGCGCGATATATCGATACCTCAAATTCCAAAGCTTGCAACAGGTGCGGTAATTCCACCGAACAGAGAGTTTATTGCGATGCTCGGCGACCAGAAAAACGGCACGAATATCGAAACGCCGGAGAGCTTGCTGCGAAAGGTCGTCAAGGAAGAAAGCCGCGGCAGTGATGGCGGCGACTGGCATATACAGGTCGTGCTTCCTGACGGTACGATAAAAGGAGAGGCTATAGTAACCGCTGTTCAGAGATATAATCAAAAGAGCGGAAGAACAGTTATTCCTTAGCACAAAAAAAAAAAAACGCCGCGCCCGGTGGGGGGTGGTGTCCTTTCAATATGAAACAAAGGAGCCGTAGAGAACTTTATCTTCAATTTCCGCATATGTAAGACTTGTTCCTTGTGAAGCGTAAGACATCTGAATTACAAAATCGCTGCGTAACTGTGCGCCGTAGGAGTTTTGTGAGTCAACCCACGCGCTGACCGTAACAGTGTCTTTATAGCGCGATACAATCCATGCGCTTGTATCCGTGAGGTTGGGGAACGACGCGGCTGATGGAGTCTTGAGGTATTGCTTAACATGTTGTTCTGCCATGCCCTTGTAATAATTTGACTCGTAGGAACTGAGATAGTAATCTTCAATGTTTGCGAGGGCTCCGCCTTTTTTGGAGTTGAACAGCTCGACTCCGCCGCTCGAAATGTAACTCGTCTTTCCATTGGAAACGACAAGCGTTCCGGATATCTTATCGTTCGAAAACTTAAAGCTTTTATCTGTCGAGTTTGATGATAATGATTCAAAGTAAATCGGAGTGGAAATTCCCACTTTTTTAAAGTCGTTTATAACTTTTTGAGCCTGTTCATCCGAGAGGTCAGCATAGAGCTTAAGTGCTTGGACTGAGACGTCGCCAATATTTTGCGACGCAGCGGCTTCTGTCATCGGCGGCTCGCTCGTCTTGTTTTTGTCCTTGCTTTTATCTTTGCTTGCTTTCTTTTCTTCTTTAAGTTGTGATTCGGCGGCAAGCTTTGAATCATATTCAGATCTCTCTTCGGGGGTCATGTTGTTGTAGTTGGTTTGCGCCCCACAAAAAATAAACACATTAGATGCAACAAAGCAAATCAAAGCTGCAACGACAAAATTCTTGCGGGGTTTCTTCTTGAAAATCCGCACAACTGCAATTACTAAAAAGGCGATTACGCCTATCGCAGACAAAAGACCAAGTCCAAAAAGAACATTATCCATATTATTTTTCTCCTTTTTCTTTTTAATCTATCATATTTCATTTTTTATGTCAAGAAAGAAGGTGGAACAGCAGTGGCAACCGCTTTTAATCCCGGCGACAATCCGATAGCTACCGTGGACGGCGTAACTATGCCGGTATATCCGGACTCGGAGGACGGATATAAATGGGAGCTTGAGGACGCTTCTGCCAGCGACGCAGGGCGTACCGAAGATGTCGTCATGCACAAAAAACGCATAGGGCAGACCGACGCGGTAACGCTTAAATTTTCCGGGCTGTCCATAGCGAACGCGAGCAAGATCCTGAAAATGTTCAACCCGGAGTATATAACGGTCAAGTACTTAAATATGCTCGAGGGCGGATATGTAACAAAAGAGTTTTATGTCGGCAACAGAAGTGCGCCGCTGTACAACAGCAGTCTGAATGTTGTTGACAATGTGACCTTTAAAATCGTGGCGCGAAAGGGGTGATGTCATGTATCCAATAACTTCTGCCGGGCTTGCGGCTCTGCGAGAGGATGTAGTGCAGTCCGTCAATATCCTCTGTACGCCTACCAAGGGCACGGCATTTAATATCACCGACAAGGACATCATCGGCGCGGTAACGGTGGACTGGTCGAGCATCACGGGCAGTAAGCTTGATTTGGGCTCGGCGTGTATGTCAGAGCTGAGTTTTACTCTTGAGAATACCAACGGTGCGTTTGACGACAAGGTGTTCGAGGGCGCACAACTGTATGTCACTACAAGCTTTTCAACGGGCTCGACAACGGAGACCGTGCCTATCGGCTATTACACGGTGGACAGCCCTCCGCGCAAGCTCCGGAGCATCAAAATAACGGCTTATGACCGCATGGCGAAGTTTAACCGAGCCTATTATACTGAGCTTGCCTATCCTGCAACGCTGTATCAGATAGTCGCCGATGCCTGCACAAAGTGCGGGGTGTCGCAGAAGCTCCCGACGAACACTTTGCATAGGGGTGTATCGATACCGAAACGCCCGGAGGCGGACAACCTGACCTATCGTCAGGTGCTTGTCTGGGCTGCGGAGCTTATGGGCGTGAGCTTGTATATTGACTATGACGGCAAGCTGACAGGCGGGTGGTATGCGACAAACGCCAAGCACACGGTGATAAAAGCTTCGGATCGTTTTACTTCCGGCAATACCGATTTCGCCGAAAACAGCATCGTGTTTTCCGGTGTACGCATCGTCGGAAACGACGAGAACAAGACTGAATACCTCGCAGGCACAAAGGACTATGCCTTTAACATTGAGGGCAATCTTCTTGCGCAGAGTGATATGAATCTCAGCACACTGGCAACGGAGCTTAAAACCGCACGGTGCAGTCTTACATACACGCCTATGTCCTGCACTACACACTCTTTTCCGCACCTTAGACCGCTTGATATTCTGCACTTTGAGACGGCTCAGGGGACGAAGAAGGTCGTGTTGACAAATGTCAAGTGGCAGTCACAGAACCGCTGCACGAAGCTCGAGGGCAAGGGCGAAACGGCAACGCAGTCGGGATATGCCACAATGGGCGCGTTTACACCGAAGCAGCAGGCGATACTCGAGCAGACCCGCGCTCAGCAGGCGGCGCAAATCAACGACTTTGAGCAGGCGACCCTCGCGCTGAACGAGACCATCGCAAATAGCATGGGCTTATATGTCACGCGTAAAGCGGACAGCAACGGCGCGGTTATAACCTATTACCACGACAAGCCTACGCTCGAGGGAAGCAACACTATCTACTGCCGCAACGCCGGTGGTTATGCCTGGACTAATAACGGTTGGAACAACGGATCCCCGAACTGGGAGTACGGTGTATCAAAAGACGGTGACGCGGTTATCCGAAGCATTGCCGCAAACAAGATTTCCGCGAGTTATATCACGACGGATATCCTTTCGTCGCCGACCGGGAAGTTTTCTTTTAACTTGGACACGGGTCACATCGAAGCCTCCGACATCAACATCACTGGCGGCGATATAAACCTCGATGGCGGTCAGTTGTCAATAGAAAACAGCGGATTTAAGACCGACCTGTCAAGCGGATATTTGCAGATGTATTACACCACAAATATGCAAACCGGCGCAAATTATGAGTACTTTGACATTAACAATACGCTGATTGGCACGAAGTTTTATGCGACGCTCGCCGCGCTGAAGCCTGCCGCCGCGCTTGGCGTTACATCAAACGGTTTTCGATTTGGCGAGAAAGCAGAAAACGCCACGCTTGTAAACCATTGGATCACCGATTATGCCGTGATAGAAAAAGATAACGCAAGATTTCGCAAAAAAGTCGAGGTCAACGAGCCTTTAAGCGTTGCGGCAGGCGGCGACGCCATCGGGTTTATCGCGCATGCGCCAAACGGCGCGAACGATGTAAGCGCGGAGCTTGGTGCTACGAGTGACGCGAGCGCACTGCTGCAAATCGTCAACAACACCAAAGGTACGATTCCGGCGCGAATTGAAATCTACTCGAGCGGAACAAACGGAAAGGGCATGACTTTAAAGCTTACTTCCGGCGGCGGTTACACCGGACGGCTATTTTTAGACACCACCGGACTGTATGCCGAATTTAACGACAGCGGCGACTACAAAAAACTCGCGTAGGGGGCTATTATGACAAAAACCGAAATTGAACAGAAAATCGCAGAGGTCAAAGCGCAGGGCGACGCCTTGCAAAAACATAACGCACAGCTGATGCAGCAAATCGAGGTCAACAAGGTCGAAATCGCGAAGATTATCGGCAAGCTTGACCTTTTATCCGAAATGCTTACAGACTGCGAAAAAACGCCCACAGCGGGCGAGAACGGGGAGGCGGAAAAAGATGCAGACAAGAACGATAACGGTTGACTATGCCCGCCCTCGCGGGTATGACGTTGGATATCGAGCGGAGAACAACTTCACGGAGTTGTTGCTGCCCGTTCCCGCCGAGCTCGAAAATGCCGACAGCTATCGCGTATATTTTGAGTCGACGGTCGGCGAGTATCTGCAAACCGGGCTGTTGACTCCTGTGGACGGCTATGTGGCGGTTAAAATTACAAGCGATGTTGTGCCCGAACCGGGCAACATGGCAGCGCAGCTCGTCGCCTTTGCGGAGGGCGAGATAGTCGGCTATGCGCCTATGATAACAGGCTCTGCAAAGGTGTCAATCCCGGACGGCACAGAGCGGCTCTCGCACAGCCTTGCCGCCGAAATCGCGCTTAACACTGCCGCACGGCATTCGCACGACAACAAACCCGTGCTTGATAAGTTTGCCGAGGCAAAAGACGGCAAGCCGACCTATGACGGCGAGGTTTTAGGCGGTGGCGGTGGAGCGGGCGACTTCATCATCAAAATGACGGTTGCAAGCAATGACGACGGCAATTATACGGTCACATCTTGCGACGCAACAGTCGAGCAAATTGACGCGGCAGTTGCCGCCGAAAAAAGGGTCATTTTGATAGCCACGGATATAAACAGCGGTCTATTTTGGGAGATGCCTATTGTTCAAGGCTCTCAAGGCGCCTTCTATTGTTTTGACACGTTTTTGACGGATCAAACTGCTGTAGCCTCATTCGTACAGAAGGTCGGCGAAAATGAAAGTAAATGGCGATTTTCAACGATTTCAATCGACGCGGGATCTATTAACTACTCCAACGCCGCGATGCCGCACATATCGACGGTCGGAGGCGCACTCGACAAGCTCGTTCCTAAATCCCACAGCTACGCCACAGGCTCAAATATAGCCCTTGCCGACAACACCGAGTACCGCCTCACCGATGTCACGACCTTAACACTGACATATCCTACAGGCAACTTCGAGTGCTGGATGCGCCTGAACTTCGCGGCGAGCGGTAATGTCACCGTCACTCTGCCGGCAGGTACAAAGTATATTGGCACTGCGCCGGATTTTAAAAACGGCGAAACATGGGAGCTGAGCTTCAAAGACAAAATTTTGGCGGCGCAGAAGGTCGGTGAGGGCACTTGATAGGGCGAAGAAAATTCTTTTCGCGTGCCGCGCGGCATATCGAAGGTCTGCCGAATGACTTCACTCCCGTGAGCTTTTTGCAGTCCTCGGGCAGCCAGTATATCGACACCGGGCGCAAGCTGACGCAGGATTCTGATATCACCATAGATTTCAGGATAGTCGGTGAAATAAACAGGAACACAGGTATATTCGGTTCGCGCGAAAGTGCATCGAAAAATAATCTTGCGCTATTTCAAGATGGGGGTTCAGGTTATTTCGCCGGCGACTTTTCCGA